TGGCGGGCCAGAGTTCGTCTTGATGACGAATTGTATCTCTTCTGTTAACGATAGAAGCGTTGCGGAATCTACTTCTCTTTGTTCCTGTTTCGTACCGGCTAGTTCCGCGGTGACCACTTACAGGGTGTCCAACTTACTCTCGTATACAATCAATCGTCACGACTACGTCTCTTTATTGTCAATCATTTTGTTATCTCAACAACCTGTCATAAGGTGAACCTTTGATGATATCTTAATCCTCGGATACAGATACAAGCTCAACCCTCTAGGGTGCATCATCGTAACTCATTTTGAGGCGGGTTTTCCATGGCCGATTCAGTGACTCGACCTCATTTCCGTTTCCACGTCTACTTGCTTTCGTATTGTACTGTTTCAGATACATGGATTCTGTTATCCGGGACCATTACCCCCCGGTCTTCGTCAACTTCCAGGTTCCACTACTCACTTTCGTTAAATTTCACCTCTCTTTCCCTTCACAGGTGCCGTGTAGTAGCACGAGTAGCCGCGCACGTTAGCCCCGCGGTCTCCACACTCCCTAGGGTGCTTCTGCTCCACTACTGAAGAGGTTACTTTAAACGTTTTCACTTCCAGAGATCTCGACTTAGGTTTGAATCTCCCCGCTAACTGGTATTAGCCCTTCGACAGACGCGAGGTCAGGAGATTATTTACGAGTCTCCCCGGCTGGCCTAAACTTCAAAGGTGATTTTGATACTAAGATTCTTGGGTAAAGAATCAACGGTGTCGTTTTCATTTGTTGTTGTTTCAGGACAATGTTACGTAAAACTCGCCCTGTGCTCTTATTGATGTCTCGACGTGACAGGAAACACCATGTAGAACTAGTTCTTGATACTGAACTCCCTATCGAAACCGACCCTTCCTGGTCGTGATAAACAGGTTCATAAACCTGGCGATAGTTGAAGCGATGTGATTTAATCGGTGCACTACTGCTACCTGTGACTCTGACGTCTGTCCACCATTCGGCCCACTGTTCCTTTGTGTTACCTATTGATCCTCGGCAAAGTTCTTTCATTTCGGCGAACAGTGCACCCTGAATCGGGGCCCAGTGCTTACGAACAGAAGGGGGGACTACTGTAAGAATCCAGTCAGGGTGAAATTTTAAACCGGTTCGAGAAGATGGAGGAGGCGGGAGATCCCTGGACGGAATCCCAAACCTACACACCTCTCGGACAGCCAATCTTTTAGGCATGGCGTCCGGAACGATTTGCCAACCGATTTCCTTTATTGAGCGTTTAGATCTTAGCACAGTCCTTTCGAAATGTGAGATCCACAGACGATCAAAACCCGTCCTGTACGATCCTCTTTTCATCCCCTCTCTAGCGCGCTCGTAAGCGGCACGATCAGGTATGCCCTCCACTCCCCGAACAAGGGACTTCAGACGACAAAAAGGTACCTTTCGCACACCGTCAATTCCCACAGATCTGAAATATGTGGAATTGATTGTAAAGAAAGTACGAGAGAGCCCGCATTTCCCGACCGAAGGCTTAAGGCCTAAAGACGGTAACTCTCTCAACCAAGTCTGGTACTCCTTACGGGAAACTGCAGTCAACAGATCATCCCCGTTTATTAGCATGGGCCGGTCACCTAGGAGATACTTGGTCGCAATGTAGTTCTGCAGACAGAGAAGGGGGAAAGAAAGGAGGGACCCCATCATCTGCCCACGACGCAGTTTAAACTGATAACCAGATTCAGTTTGAATGATTGGACGAAGGCTTTCTAAAGCAGCCTTCCAAATCGCGTCAGGGATATACACGCCTGCATCATGCATTCCCCACAGTATGGCCTCAGCGACTTCGATTGACAGCAGGTCTGTCGCCGATTCATAATCTCCGGAAAGAAAAAGCTTTCTCTTCCCGCGCGCGGACGCGATTCGAGAACACCGGGATAAGGTCGGTTCCCCTCTGAGCAACCACTCTTTGGAAGAGATGGTATCGTACATTAGCTCATGCAGTGGTCGAAGCCCACCCCAGGACGCCGGCGTCTTTACTAAAATCCTTGCTTTTCCAGCAGAAATAACACTCACTAGTTTGCACCGGAAGTCCTCGATAGGATCCCGGCCGGATGATATTCCATCTAGCTCGGACTTGTTCAAAACACCGAACGCGCCTAGTTCGCTTCGAGTGGCCTCCGCACACCCGGTGAAAGGTTGCGAGTTGGACGCAACCTTTGCCTCATACTTGTTTTTTTTCCAACCTCGTCTAAAGACCCGACGAGACTCTAGGTAAGCATACCGCAAATACTCCTCCCCAGGAGTAAACGGCGAGGAAGCGCGACGAACCCAGTCGCCTTCTAGCTTAGAAAGAGAACACCTGCAGGGATCTGGCATCCCTTTTTTCGCCGACGCGAGGGTCGCGGCGAGTCCCATCCTTTCACGCATTTTGATTTTTAGATTGTCAATTGGCAAAACGCTGAGACGAC